CAACACTTGCAAATCCTTTTATAGGACTAGCAGGAGCAACAGAAACAATAGTAGTAGGTACTAATAGCTAAAACGATAGGTTTCTTTTCATTAAGTTTTGTTTAGGTTAGAAGGGGGTACTTTAACGAGTTCCCCCTTTTATTTTAAAAATTAGATATGATAATATTAAGAGATGTAAATACCCAACAAACTATAAAAGTAATTCCTAGAGAATATACTACTACCACAACTTATGCTGTAAACATAACTAGTGACTCTGAAAATAAAAATGTTTATAATCAAACTTTTACTGATCAATTTACATTAGATAGATACTGGTATCAATTCAGTGATTTTATTACAGACTTAGAAGAAGATAATTTTTATACATTAAGAATAACCAGTCCTACGGAAGAAGTATTTCGAGGGAGAATTTTTTGCACTAATCAATTTCCAGTAAACACCTATAGTGTAAACTCAGGAGAGTACACAACTACTACCTCAACAAATGAATTTATTTTCTATGAAGAATAAAAGTGATATTCACATTTTAAATTTAAACTCTTATGAAGCTCCTAGAGTTTATGAAGAAAGAAATCAAGATTTCGTTTCTATAGGAGAGAATAATGACTATTATCAGTATGTTATAGATCGTTATGTAGGCTCTACAACAAATCACTCTATTTTAAATGGAGTTACTAATTTTGTGTTTGGTCATGGAATCGATGCCACTGATTCTAGTGAGAAGCCTGACCAATACGCACAAATGATGTCTATACTTAAGAAAAAAGACTTGTTTAGGGTGGTTCAAGACTTTGTGATACTAGGTGAAGGAGCGTTTCAAATAACATACAATAGAGAAAGAAAGATTGAGAAGCTAACGTACTTCCCCAGACAGACATTAAGAGCAGAGAAATGCAATGATAAGGGCGAAATAGAGGCATATTACTACCACCCTGACTGGATAGATTACAAGAAAACTGATGATTTAAAGAGAATTCCTGTATTTGGCACTTCAAAAGAGCAAAATGAACTGTTTATTGTTAAGAAATATGTCGTAGGATTCCACTATTACAGCCTTCCGAGCTACTCAGCATCAATGCCATACGCTCTTTTAGAAGAAGAAATCAGTGCTTATTTAATTAATGAGACACAGAATGGTTTTTCAGGTACAAAAGTTGTCAATTTTAATAATGGAGTACCTGACAAAGAGAAGCAATTACAGATTAAAAACGATATTTTAAACAAATTAACAGGAGCAGTAGGAGACAAAGTGATTGTAGCCTTTAATTCTAATCAAGAAGCTGCAACTACTGTAGACGATATTTCTTTAAATAATGCACCTGAACACTATGCTTATCTAGCAGAGGAGTGTGTTAAGAAATTAATGGTAGGACACCGAATTACTTCTCCTCTTCTTTTAGGAATAAGAGAATCTGGTGGTGGTTTAGGTAATAATGCAGACGAAATTCAAGTAGCAACTGACTTATTTCTAAATATTGTAATTAAGCCTGCTCAAGACATCGTTATAGACGCTTTAGACGATCTTTTAGCAACTAATGACATTGCACTTAATCTTTACTTTAAAACTCTTAAGCCTTTAGATTTTATGGATGAGGACACTGATCTTACAGACGATCAAGTTGAAGAAGAGACAGGAATAAAGCAAGAAGATATTGATGAGCAAAAAGTTGAAGTTGATTTAAAAAGAATAGATGGAAATTTAGCTTATGAAACTCCAGAAGAAGCTGAAGAGCAAGCTGAAAAAATAGGATGCAAAGGACATCATGAGCATGAAGAAGAAGATGGCAAGATATGGTATATGCCATGTGAATCTCATGAAGATTATCCTGCATCTATAAATTTATCTGAAGATCAATTGTCTGAAGATGAAACAGAAAACATTTTAGGTTCATTATATGAGACAGGACACAAATTAAGTGATAAGTATGTTTATGTTGATGAAATAGATCAAGATCAAGAGATAGAAAATGAGGACTGGGCAAATTATTTAATTACTGAGAAAAAAAGTACACTTTCTAAAATTAAAGGTCTTCTAGGATTAGCAGATGAAATTTCTTCAAAAAATAAAGGCAGTGCTTATAGTGATTTAGATTCTAAAAATGGTTTATATAAAATTAGATACACTTACGCTGTAGGCTCTAGAAAGCCAAGTAAAACCCAAAGAGATTTTTGTCGCAATATGATGAACATGGCAAAAGCTGGGATTGTATGGAGAATAGAAGATATTGACAGAGCTAGTAGAGAAGGAGTCAACAGAGAATTAGGACATAATGGTCAGCCATTTAGTTTATTCAAATTTAAAGGCGGAATCTATTGTAGACACAAATGGAGAAAAGTTTTATATAGACTAGAAAGTAACACTGAGCCTTCTAAAAATTTAGCTAATTATAAAAAGACTAAGAGCATCCCTAAGACTTATAATAGAAATCCTAGAGGCTCTAAACAAGCTGCAACAGCACCAGAAAATATGCCAAATCAAGGAGCATACCCAAACTAAAATTTAAACTATGGCACAAGTATTATTTATAAATAGAGACGATCTGGTGAGGTTCACATCAGCTAATGGAAATATTGATACTGATAAGTTTATCCAGTATATTTTCATAGCTCAAGAAATTCAAATACAGAGATTCTTAGGAACGGAATTATATCAACAATTAGAAACTAAGATTACAAACAACAATTTGACAGGTCATTATCTAACACTAGTTCAAGATTATATTAAACAGCCTTTATCTCATTGGGCAATGGTGGAATTTTTACCATTTAGTGCCTATTCAATTTCTAACAATGGAATATTTAAAAGAACTGCTGAAAATTCAGTGAATGCAGACAAGAATGAAGTTGATTTTTTAATAGAGAAAGAAAGAACAACAGCTCAATATTTTAGCAACAGATTAATTGATTATTTACAAGATCAAGCATCAGCACATTTTCCTGAATACTATGCAAATAGTTTTCCTGACATATATCCAGACGATCAAGCAAATTTTGGTGGATGGCAGTTAAGTTAGATAAAACAAATGAGCAAGAGAAAAATGAAATCTTGCTTAAAAAATATTTAGAAAATAAAGTAGAATCAATAAAAAATAAAACACATTGGCAACATTTACAGGACAACTAATATCCGCTACATATGACGCAATCCTTAAAACTGTTGACAATGATCCAATAGGAGCAGCAGCGAAACAAATAACAGACGGACTAGGAAACGTCACACCCTTATATATTTCAACAACACAAATAGGAATAGGCATAACTCCTACAGAAGTTCTTCATGTTTCAGGAAATATTAAAGCAACTGGAACACTTACAATTGATAGTGATGCTACGATAGACGGAAACATCTCATTTGATAGTTTGACAGGAATAGGAGTAGCGGTTACTATAAATAAATTTGTAAGTCAAGCGGATGGCATAGCGAGCAATGACAATGATACAACTTTGCCAACTTCGGCAGCAGTAAAAGATTATGTTGATACTAAGGCGGCTTTAACTGACGAATTAAGTGAAGTTTTAGCTATAGGAAACACTACAGGAGCGACAAATATTATAGTTCAAAAAAGTGTACAACTACCAACAACTTCAACTGGGAGTGGAGTACCTACAGATATAGGCGTTTTGTCTTTTGGAGGAGATTTTACAAATAAAAATAGAATTTTTAATGATACAGGAGGGGGAACTTTAAGAATAGAAGGACTTGCAAATCTTTATTTGCGCTCAGAAAACTTTTTAATAGGTAAAAGGAGTGTCAGTCAAACTTGGATAAAGGCAGGAGACACAGGAACATTTTTATATTATCAAGGTTCTGAAAGATTAACCACAACATCTACAGGTGTTGAAGTAACTGGAACTTTAGATGTTTCAGATACTTTAATTGTAAACAAAGCAGCTACAGCGGCAGTGGAAATTGCTCAATTTAAAGTAGATGGAACTGGGGGAACAAGTGGAAATTTATCTTATGTATCTATACTTCCTGGTTCTGATAACTTTGCAACTCAATTAAGGTTACACACTAATAATACAGGCAACAATTATCAATCTATAAGTAATATTTCAGGAGGTTTAGAATTAGCTACTAACGATGGTAATCCAATGTATTTTAAAACAGATTCCGTAACAAGATTAACTATTTCAAATACAGGAAATGCCACTTTTACTGGAACTATTTCAGGAGTTGGAATCTTGTCAGATGGTTCTACTGCTATCACACAAAGTGCAGCAGATGCTTCTACAAAGGTCGCTACGACTGCCTATGCAGATGCAGCAGCTTCAGCAGTTCCTATTGGAGATTATTTACCACTTATAGGGGGAACACTTACAGGTGCTTTAACAGGAACAACTGCAACTTTTGCAGGAAATGTACAAGCACCAAGTATTTTAGCAAATGGAACAGCAGAAATAAGAAGTGATACTGCTTCGTTATATTTTGAAAACGCTGCTAATAATAATTATTATAGATTAAAAAGGTCAAGTAATGATTTTGTTATTGATTATTATAATGGTAGTACAACAGCAGATAGATTAACAATAGACAGTTCAGGAAACTCAACTTTTGCAGGAGATGTAACTGTTACTGAAGATTCTAATTTACATAATATTTTATTTACTGCAGATGGTTTACCTGCTGCAAATATTCCAAGTATTAATTTAAGAGACGGAGGGAGTAATGAATTTTATTGGCAATTAGGTTCTGCTAATGTTTTAAGCATTGTTGATTATCAGTATAGAAATACAATAATGGGTGTAGGACAAACTGCTACTACCATTGTAGCAAACGGGGGTTCAGGACTTCAAAATGGAATTTTAAATTTAAAAACTAATTCAACTTCTAATAATGCAGGACTTAATTTTATTAATAATGGAGCAACTGCTTCTTATAATGATATTGCAGGTATTGCTTCTTTTATAGAAAGTGGAGACGCTAAAGGAGATTTACAGTTTTGGACAAGAAATACAGATGGTGCAAATACAGATGTAGCTACAAGAATGCATATAAAAGCAGGAGGAAATGTAGGAATAAATGCATCTGACCCAGTAAAAACTTTAGATGTTAGAGGACAATTAGCAATATCAAATAGTGCTAGTTCGTATTGGTATATGGACAGGAATGACACTACAGGTAATTTTGAAATATTAACTGATTCAGATAGTAGTGTATTTAACATAGACAGTTCAGGAAATGTAGGAATTTCAACTGATTCGCCAAATGCTAAATTAGATGTTTATGATTCTTCTACTTCTTCAGTAGTAGTTGCTAAATTTGGTGCTGCACTTTATGGTACAGCTAATAATACATATATTGAAATCGGAACACAATACGCAGATGGTGGTTCAAGAATAGGTAATAACAACACGACTGGAAATGCTTCAAGTTTATTATTTGAAACAATGACTACAACTTCAGGAGTATATGCAGAAAGAATGCGTATAGACAGTTCTGGAAATGTAGGAATAGGTTCAGCTCCTGGTAGTTATAAATTAGATGTTACAGGAAATGGTAGGTTCACAGGTTTTATTGAAATGGCAGGAGGTGGTGCTGTTTATCAAGGGCAAAAATTTTATTTAGATGGTGGTGGTGATACTTTTTTAGAAAGCCCTTCAAGTAATATAATAACATTTACTACAAATGCTACAGAAAAAATGCGTATTACAAGTGGGGGGACAATTTTATTTGGTAAAGATACTACAGACGTAGATATAGTAGGATTTAGATTTGATGCAGGAGGAACATCTTTTAGTTCAATTATAAATGCTGAAGCTACTCATTATGTTAGAGATACTACTAATTCGCTATATAGATTTTATGTAACAGGTGCAGGACAAATATACGCTACTAGCACATCAATTACTGCTATTTCAGATATTACTTTAAAAGAAAATATTAAACCACTTGAAACAGGTTTAAATGAAGTAATGAAATTACAACCAAGAAGATTTGATTGGAAAAATGGAGATGGCGAAAATATAGCAGGTTTTGTTGCTCAAGAAGTAGAAGAAATTTTACCTGATTTAGTAAGTGATTATAAATATACTGATGAGCAAACAAAAAAATCTTTAAAGATGGGAGATATGATTCCAACTTTAGTAAAAGCAATACAAGAACTAAAAGCAGAAGTTGACTTGTTAAAATCAAATAAATGTAATTGTAAATAAAACAAAATAAAAATTAACCTTAATTAATAAAAA